TATCAAATATGAATGGTGGAAGCGAATCTGGTTTAGCTTGGAATATAGCAAAAGAGGTTATTTCACAGACAAACCACATAAAAAAATAATAACAACAACGGGGGCGAAAGCCCCCACTAAAACAAAAGCAATGCAATACAATAAGATTAGAAAAACGTACGAGGATAGCACGCAAGGGCATACCCTCCATGTAGATTACACTTACTACATCGACTACAACGAAGTAGAGCCGACAGCCGCCTATGTAAATGGCGAGGAAATACCAATGTCATTTTACTGGCAGTTTGTGCATGATAGCATTGAAGCCTATTTAGTAGATGACGCAGTAGAATATTTAAACTAGAAACAATGAGTAAGTTTTATTTTGTAAAGAGAATTAGTAAGGCGCAAAACAAGAAAAATATAAAGCGCTTTTTAAAAGAGGTGGCTGCGTTTTACCTAGCGCTGTTTGTTGGGGTTGCAGTATTATTTACAGCGGCACAGTACTTTTGGTTTTGGGTTGCTGCTGCGCTGGTTTGGACTTGGTTTTACCTTAAATACTTTTTGAGCGATGGAAGATAATTTGTACCTTAATGTGGTTAAACCTATTTACCACAAAATGCGCCCAGAGGATTATTTGTATATAGCGCGCAAGTGTAGCGAAATAGAGGAAAAAATAGAAGAAATTAAGAAACGCCCCTGACCTTTATTTGTTTGATAATTAACCCCTTAACTATTTAAGGGGTTTTTTTATAACTTTATACAAACCAATTTGAACTATATTTGGACAACAATAAACAGGGCTGTCTTGCGGAATATCTATTTTGCGTGGAATGCTTAAAGAGGGGTTACGAGGTGTCCATGCCCCTTTTAGATAGTTCAATTTATGACTGCATAGTGGACACAGGCACTAAACTTGTAAAGGTGCAAATTAAATCAACCTCAAAAAAACCAGATGGAATATATAGAAATAGCGTACAAACTAGGATTGCGAACAATAAGCAGACTTACACAAAAGCAAACGTGGATTACTTTGCTGTGTATGTTTATTTGTTTGATGGCTTCTTTATTTTTAAAAATACTGGAGATGTACAAACAATAAGGCTGTCAAAGGTAGGTAAGCATTCAAAAAAATTTAATAACTTTGTTTTCGATTAGTTTTTCATAAACATAATTGTTTTTGTTTGTACGTTAAGCGGCTAGGATAACACTTAGCCGTTTTTTTTATCTTTGTATAAAATATCATAACATGAAAATTTTAATTGTAAAAGATGTTTATTCTTCAGCTGGATGGAGAAGAGAGGGCGACATTGTAGAACTTGACACAAAAACAGCAAACCACTATTTAAACAAAGGTATTGGAATCGAATACAAAGAAGAAAAAGCAAAAAAAGAAACTAAAGAAGCAAAAACCCCAAAGCGTAGAAATACTAAAAAAGCTAAGTGATGCCCGAACTAAAAATAACTGCAACAACGGGGAGCGAAATTGTAACAGCTGCCGATGCAAAGGCTTACATAAGAATCGACACCAGCGCAGACGATACCCTACTAGGGACAATGATTGAGCAGGCGCGAATATGGTGCGAGAACTATATAGGCAAAGATATTGTAGCTAAAACGCGGGTGTACTACCTAGAGTATGCAGATGACCGCTTTGAGTTACCTTTTAACCCTGTGGCGACCATTAGCACAGTTACAGTTGAAGGCTCAACAGCTGAGTATGATACTTATGGGGTAGACAAAAACATTGTAGCCCTTAAAAAACTAGCTGCAAAAGATATTAAAGTTACTTACACTACAAGCGGCTTAGACGATGGTCTTTTGCAACAGGCGATACTACAGCTAGTTTCTACTTACTACGATAACCGCGCAGACTTTGTTGTTATGCAAGGGGTATCTTCTGTAGAAGTTCCTACGACTGTGAAGCATATTTTAGCGCCTTATAAAAACGCATTTATTTAATGGATGCAGGAAAACTAAATACAAGAGTCCAACTAAAAGGGCAAACTAAAACCGCAGATGGCTATGGAGGCTTTACAGCAACTGTAGCCACTACCGCAACTGTATGGGCTTATGTGCGTGAGGTAAAAGGCGATGTTGATAACGAGTCTTACAGAAGGGGGCGCTATTTAAATATAGAACTTGTAATGCGAGATAAAACTGTAAGTGAAAACAGTATAACTGAGGACACTATTTTAAAGCTAGAAAACGAGGCGGGGGATTACCGCATAACAGGCATTTTTGAAAACTTTAGAAATAAGTTCGTAAAGATAGAAGCAACCAAACTAGCATGATAAACGTAAATAAAAAGGATTTAAGGGCTTTAAATGCAAAACTAAGGCAGATTAAGGTAGGAAGCGAGAAAGACGCTGAAAAGGCTTTAAATTGGTTTTTACTAAGCGCTAAGAATGATATTAAAAGAGATGCGCCTGTTGATACTGGCAACCTTAGAAAAAGTATAAAAGGGCAAAAGCTAGGGAAGTTAAGCGGCGTTGTAGAGTCAATAGCGCTGGGTGAAGATAACTTTGACTATGCACCTGTGCAGGAATTTGGCAGCGTTTTCCGTTCGCCTAAGCCTTACTTTTACCCTAACATTAGAAGAAACTTTAAGCGTGCAATGGTTATGCTAAGGCAGCTAAATAGAAAAACTGTAAAAAAATGAACGAGGCTTTTCACCATATACGCAAGGCGTACATTGATGCAATAACGGGTAATATAACTGTGAATGGTGTAACGATACCAATTTACAACCATGTACCCACAAGTGTCAGCGCTCCATTTATAAAAGTTTACAGCTACTTAGAAGAAGAAATAGACGAAAACGCTACAAGCCACACTACAGAGTGCATAACTAGGTTTGAGCCTGTGTTTAGTTACTTAGGTGATAATGGAGGTGAATACGAATTAAACCAAACTGTAGATGGCATTTTAAGTATTGTGCGCACGCGCACTAATATAGATTTAAGCGCAGAGGGTTTTAATGTTTACACTACAACCCTTGACCGAATGAAGTACTTCCCGCCAGAGTTTGAAAATGGCGAAACATATTTTAGAGCAATTATAGATATAGCAAACCGAGTAGAAAAAATATAAACAATGAATATATTCGACCCCAAACAAAATGGCAAAGCAAAAGAAATAAGACACTATCTTGGTAGCTTGTTTATCTTCTTAGTAATTATGGGTATCATGGTTACGCTGATACAGTTCCCAGTACTTGAAACAAACAAGGAGGTAGTCATGATGATGATAGGTACTATTAGCGCCTCAATCGGTATTGTGGTTAGTACGATTACGGGAAGCAAGCCTGATGACGTGGTTGCCCTGAAACAGTCATTAGATAAAAAAGAACAACAAATTGAATTGCTTGTAAAGGCAAAAGATGACTTAGAAGAAATGGTTATCAACTTGCAAAAGACAATGCTTGAAAACCAAGATAATATTATGGATAGAGTTATCTTAAAGGCAGCAATGGATTTCGATGACAAACACAACCCACCAAAAAAATAGTATGAAGTATTTACACAAAATAAAAGATTGGTTTGAAGCACGTTTAGCTAGCGGCGAAGCATGGGACTTTTTCCTTATTGGCGTTATTGCAGTTTCAAGCCTTACAGTATTATCAATAATTATAGGATATGTCACAGCTTAAATATTTTGAAATAGAGGAATTTGACTGCCCAAGTGGAGAAGCGCCTGCCTCTGAATTTATGAATCATGAATTTCTTAAAAAACTCAACGCTGCACGCCATAGCGCTGGTGTGCCTTTTGTTATTAATTCGGGTGTACGTTCACCAGAGCATAACGAAAAAGTCGGAGGCAAAGCAAACTCCAGCCACCTATCAACAACCGAAGGGGGAGCGTGCGCAGCCGATATTTCGGCTAAGGACTCCGTTACAAGATACAAAGTACTTAAAGCCTTATTTGCGCAAAAGTTCCACCGCATTGGAATCGCAGACACGTTTATCCATGTCGATGATGATAAAACAAAAGCGGGGGGCGTTGTCTGGACATACTAATACAGGAACTGTAGGTAATACGTTATGCAAGAATTAATAGTAGGGTACATAATATTTAGATTAATTGAATGGCTTGCAGTTGATGCCTACAAGAAATATAAAAAATGAGTCAAACTAAAAAACGCTTTAAAGATACTGCTGTTGGTAAATTTCTTTTACAGAAGATACCACAAGTGGTTGGCAAAATTGCTGAAGATACACCAGTAGGAAATGTAATTGAAGCTATTATAGGCGGTTCTGAAATGAGCGAAGCTGACAAGGCAGTAGCACTTGAAAAGCTGCGAATTGAAAGAGCAGAAATAGATGGGATTACTAGGCGCTGGGTTGCTGATAGTAGAAGCCAAAGCTGGCTAGCCCGTAATGTAAGACCGCTAACGCTTGCTGTGCTTGTTTTAAGCTATGTAGGGGGTTGGTTCTATGGTTTGGATACCGACAATACCAGCGACCTGCTAACGTGGGTTCTGTGCGGTTATTTTGGCGCTAGGACAGCAGATAAGATTGGAGTAAATTTTAAAAAGTAAAAAATGGCAGGTACAAAACAACTTTATAGCGCAAACCACTATCACAGATTGTCCTTTGGCGACTTTGGTTTCAGGTTATTGGATGAAGATAATACCACTTCAACGCCAAGCGGCGAACACTTTTGTACTATTCACGTTTTAAAAGATGCAGTTATTTCGCTGACTTCTAACTTGCACGTTGGAGACAGTTCAATTACCGATTTAGATTTAAAAGAGGGGCATATTATTTATGGGGATTTTACCGATATATCTATTGATAATGGCATTGTAATTTGTTATTTGCATAGGTAATGCCACTTGGTAACAGTAACAGTTTTGGTAAAAGAACAAAGACGGTTTCAAAGATAAGGCGTGTTCTTAAAAAAGTATTGGATGAACTTTGGGACTTTAGAAACAATAACTGGAACTCTGGAAACCAAACTTGGGATGATTAAAAATTAGTAAATTTGTAAAAAGTTTAACATGGGTACAACGCTTACAGGCAAGAAAATAAAAGACACCTATAAGTCATTAATAAAAGTAACTGACAACACAGAAGCAGGCTCAAGCGCCAAGCAGTTATCAGATGGCGATGGAAATGACTTCGGGCTATATATAGACACAGATGGTGTAGTGGGTATTGGTGCAGGCGCATCTTACTCGTTAGATGTATCATCAAAAAACGATGGTGTAGCCTTGCCAGTAGGTACGACAGCAAACCGCCCAACAGGTAGTGCAGGTTTAATACGCTACAATTCAACACTAGGCAAATTAGAATACTATGACACAGGGTTTAAAAAGATTGCTTCGGAATCTTATGTAAACACCCAAGTGCAAAACGTATTAGACAGCGCCCCAGACGCCCTAGATACACTAAATGAAATAGCAGCTGCACTAAATGATGACCCTGATTTTTATACTACAATTACAGGGCTGATAAATGCAAAAGAGGCAACTATTACAGGTGCAGCAACTACAATTACAAGCAGCGACTTAACTGCTAGTAGAGCGGTTATCTCAAATGCCTCTGGGAAGGTGGCTGTAAGCGATGTAACAGATACAGAGCTGGGGTATTTAGATGGCGTTACTTCTGCAATACAAACGCAAATAGATAACAAGCAGGACACCCTTACAGCTGGCACAGGGATAGATATAACAAGCGACACGATAAGCGCTGACCTTTCAGGGCTAGTAGATACAGGCGCAATACAAAGCGATGCGGTAACAGCGCCAAAGATTGCCCAGTTTGACGACAACCTTACAGCGGCAACTGCTGGAGATATAATGATTTCTGATGGTACTGATTTTACAGATGTAACAGTTTCGGGAGATGTAACAATTAATTCAAGTGGCGTTACAACCATAGGGAATGATAAAATAGATTCCCAGCATTACGCAGCGGGAAGTATTGATGAAGAGCATTTAAACGCCACCAACACCCCAACCGACGGATACGTTTTAACCTACGACAATACTTCGGGCGGTTTTACTTGGGAAGAAAAATTTGACGGTGATATTACCGGAATTGTAGCGGGTAATGGTTTAACGGGCGACGCGTCTTCGGGTGAAGCGTCTTTGGCAGTTGGCGCCGGTACTGGTATAACTGTAAACGCTAATGACGTACAAATTACAGACGGGGGCGTTGATACAACACAACTTGCGGACGATGCAGTTACCGCGGCAAAAATAGAAGATAACGTTCAACTTGACGGTACTGAAAGCATTGGCATTCCCGCGGGTACAACAGCCCAAAGGCCTTCTTCACCGGCGGCCGGAATGTTTCGTTACAATACAACCGATAGTAAATTTGAAGGCTATACAACCGAATGGGGCGAAATAGGTGGGGGCGGTGGTGCCGGTACTGTGACCATTGAAAAAGATGTTTACACCGGTGACGGTTCCGACACTACTTTTGACACTACCACCACAATAAGTTCAGAAAATAACGTTCAAGTTTATTTGGATGGGGTGTACCAAAGTAAAGACAACTACACAACTTCGGGTTCAACTTTAACATTTAGCACAGCGCCACCAAATGGTACAAGTATTGAATTAATACATATAACTTCGGTTTCCGCAAACATAATTAAAGACACGGCAACGGGTGACGATTCAACTACTGCCTTTAGTTTAAGTAATACCATTGACAATGAAAACAATACCCAAGTTTATATTGATGGTGTTTATCA